ATGTCATCTCTTTTTAACCCCACTCACTGGTCTCCATTACGCAAACCAATAAACAAGCAAGGAGAATAACAACGTGGTCACAGAGCTTCACAAAGACTTATTTGCCGTCATTCTTAAGCATTGGGGCGAGTATGACAGCATCACCAAGACAACGCCGCATTGGAATCAGATGAACCGCGCGATTGCCGAGACTATGTGTCTCTGGTCTTTTTTGATGAATCGCGGCAACCAATGCAGCGCCTCTGAGCGGATTGGCATTAACCGCAATACTATGCGCACTTACTTGCGCGATGTTTTGGGTGAAATTCCTAAATCCAGCATTACCGACCGCCGCCAATATGCCAAGAGTATTGGCCTTTGGTAAGCCGCACGACTCCCGAAGGCGCCGTACAACATGCCGTGCTAGACTATCTGGCACGGCTTGAGTTGCAGGGCAAGCTGATATTTTGGCGCACTAACAACACGGGCGTATGGGATGCGCGGCGACAGTGCTATCGTAAACCACAAGGGCCAGGCGCACGGCTTGGCGTGCCCGACATCATGGTGGTGGTGCCGCCGCTTGGCAGACTAGTAGCGCTAGAGTGTAAGGCACCTAAAGGCGTGCAGAGCAAGCCCCAAGAGGGCTTCCAGCGTGCGCACGAGGCGATAGGCGGCATTTACGCGGTGGTGCGCAGTTTGGCAGATGCCGAGGCGGCGTTGAGCCAAGCCTTAACATCGGACAGGGCGTAGCGGATGGCACGGCTACCGACCCGCTGCCAGCGCGGCCCCTTGCCCTGCACGCGCCACAGCTTGATGGTGATTGGCTTTAATCCTAGCATTTCTGCCACTTCGCGGGTTGTTAAATGTTTTTCCATAAAAATAACCTACCATAACCTTTTAGGGGTTGACAAGTAGGGTTATGGTGGGTTATAACAGGGCCAGAAAGGAGAATAACAACATGACTGAAACGACGACACCAAGCCTACAGGCAGAAGTTAAACGCCTGCACGAGCTACGCCTGCACATTGACGAATTAAAGCGCGTGGAAAAGATGATTGAGGCTGACATCCTAAGCCAATCCCGCGACATCATCGCGGCGCAGCTTGCCGATGCGCCTTACGGCGCTGGCACTGCCACGCTGGATGTGGAGGGCTACAAGACCAAGGTGGTGGTGAGCAAGCGCCCCAGCTACGATCAAGCTGGCCTGGCCGCCATACGCGACCAGCTTATCGCCGCAGGGCAGGACGCCAACGAGTACATCAGCGTCAAGTATGATGTGGCCGAGGCTGCTTACAAGTAGTGGCCCAGCAGCTTGAAGGCGATGTTTGAACCTTACCGCACTGTTGAGGTAAGCAAGCCAACCATTAAGATTGAGGTATAACATGACCCAGCCAGTTCAGACGGGCCACCCCCGTATCACCAACACCAACGCCGTAGCTGCACAGCACATCAAGGTGCTGGTGCATGGCCCAAGCGGCGCTGGTAAAACGCGCTTATGCGCCACCACAGGCGGGCGCCCGTTGATTATCAGCGCGGAGAGTGGCCTGCTTTCGCTGCGTGAGTATAGCTTGGACGTGTGGGAAATTAAAAACTACACCGACTTGGCCGAGGTGTTCACTTTCCTGCGCACTGATACCACCTACGATTGGGTTTGCCTTGACAGCATCAGCGAGATTGCCGAGGTTGTATTGGCGGCTGAAAAGGCGCTGACCAAAGACCCGCGCAAGGCTTACGGCGAGATGCAGGATAAGATGGTGGCACTTATCCGCAGCTTCCGCGACCTGCCGAAAAATGTTTACATGGCAGCCAAGCAAGGCAAGACGAAGGACGAGATGACGGGCGCGGTGATGTATGGCCCCAGCGCACCTGGGCAGAAGATTGCCGAGTCGCTACCGTATTTCTTTGACATCGTACTGTCCCTGCACAACTGGAAGGATGAAGAAGGCAACTACAAGTCAGCCTTCCAAACGCGCCGCGATGCGCAGTACGAGGCTAAAGACCGCAGCGGCGCCCTTGCCCCTGTCGAGCCTGCCAACTTGGGTGCATTACGCACCAAGATACTAGCAACCACCACAACCAAGGAGCCCCCCCATGCCTAACCTACCTACCAACATCGCAGGCCAGTCTGTTGAGGAAGTCCTCGCCAACGCTGGAAGCGGCACAGTCCTTATTCCCGAAGGTATTTACAAAGCCATGGCCGTTGAAGGCACGCTAAAAGACACGAGCAGCGGCGGCGTGATGCTAGTGCTTAAGTTCGTCATCACCGAAGGGCAGCATGCCAACACGGAGATTACCGACCGCTTGAACATTGTGAACAGCAATACCACCGCGCAGAAGATTGCGCTGGAGTCGCTGGCCCGCATCGCCAAAGCCGTTGGCCTTGACCGCACGCCACAGAACAGTGACGCGCTGCTGCGCAAGCCGCTGCTGATTGAGGTTAAAACCGAGGCTGGCAAGCCTTGGGTTAACAACAACGGGGAAACTGTGGAAGGCAAGGACAAAAGCGTCATTGAAGCGAAGGGCTATAAACCTTCACTGACTGGTGCAGCAACCCCTGTGGCAACCCCTGCCGCTGGCACCGCAACCCCGCCTTGGATGAAGTAAAACAAACAACAACAGGAGAACAAGAAGATGTTTACACTCACTACCGCCCTTTGGTTTGCAGGGGGCTTATCACTTGGCGCTTGCTTTGGTCTTGCTATCGGTGCTTGGCTATCTGCCAACCGCATGAGCCGCTTGCAAGAGGAGGCCACGCTGCACAAGACCGCAACCGATGAGCTTATGCTGCTGCGCGCTCGTGTGCGCGCCGTTCAGGATAAGGGCACGCCAACAGGTAAGGATGTGGTGTACAGCATCCAGCAGCCGAACGGGCGCTACGGCAAGTTCACACTACCACGGGTGTAGCCATGCCCCAGCTACCCCAGCCAGAGTGCCCCACCATCTTGAACGCTAAGGCGGTGGCGGAGTTTACCCAAAAAGAGGAGCGCCGTGATTACATCGGCGCTTCTCTGATTGGGCACCCTTGCGCTCGGCATATTTGGTATCGCTACCACGGATACCCTAGTGAGCCATTTGACGCGGAGACGCTGTGGCGCTTTGCCGATGGCCACGCCACCGAAGCCGTTGTCATCAGCAGGCTGCGGCAAGTGCCTGGCGTGCAGATATGGAACGAGTCACCCGATGGCGGACAGCTTGGCTTTCGCGCCCTTGGCGGCAAGTTCGGCGGCCATGTGGATGGTATCATTAAGGGCCTTGTACAAGCGCCTAAAACGCCGCACGTGCTTGAAGTGAAGTGCGTAGGCGAGAAGGGTTTTGCCGAGTTTAAGAAGCTGGTGTTTGAATATGGCGAGAAGCGGGCACTTGAGCAGTGGAACAGCGGGTATTACAGCCAAGCGCAGGTGTACATGCGCTATTTCAACCTTGACCGCCATTACCTTGTGGTGGCGCTGGCAGGTGGTCGTGATATGGCCGCGTGCCGCACAGAGTTTAACCCTGAATACGCCGAGCGACTGGTGGATAAAGCCGAGCGCATCCTGCAGGCTACAACGGAGCCTGCGAGGGTAAGTGAGAATCCTGACTTCTATATCTGCCGTTGGTGCCCCTTCGCCAAGGTGTGTCATGGGTAAGCAGTTAGCCCCTCACCAACTCGCCGCCGCCCTAAGCCCGTTTGACTGGTTCGCGGCTGGGAACACTGGTAACCCGCTGATTGTGGCGCCTGTGAGCGCAGGCAAGAGCTTAATCATGGCAGAAATTATCCGGCGCATCCAAGAGCAGGCGCCGCGCACGCGCATCGTGAGCTTGGCGCATGTAAAAGAGCTGTTACAACAGAACGCCCAAGAGCTGCGCGAACACTGGCCAGAGGCAGACTTTGGCTTCTATTGTGCTGGACTTGGCCAAAAGCGCTTGCACAATAATATTACGTTCGCTTCAATCCAAAGCGTGCACAGCAAGCTGGCGGCGTTCAACCGCCCACCACAGGTGATTATTATTGATGAGTGTCACCTTATCAGTCACAACGATGCCACGACCTACCGCCGTTTCATTGATGCCTGCCGCACGATTAACCCTAGACTGGTGGTGCTGGGCCTCACCGGCACTCCCTTCAGATCAGACAGCGGGAGACTGGATGAAGGCGCTGATAGGCTGTTTGATGGCGTGTGTTACGAAATCAGTATGCGCTGGATGATTGAGCAAGGATACTGGTGCCGCCCTGTCAGCCCCAAGCTGGCCACCCGCATGAGCGTTGAAGGTGTAGCGGTAAGCCGTGGCGACTATGTGGCCAGCCAGCTTGAGAAGGCCGTAGATATAGATGCCACCACGCAGGCTTGCGTGCGAGAGACCCTGCAGCACGCCGCAGGGCGCAAGAAGTGGCTGGTGTTCACCGCTGGCGTGACCCACGCCGAGCATGTCCGCGATGCCTTCCGCGCCGCTGGCGTGAGCGCCGAAATGGTGACGGGCGATACCGACCGCGCCGAGCGTGACGCCATACTGGCCCGCTACCGCCGCGGCGAGTTCACGGCGCTGGTGAACGTGGCGGTTCTAACTACGGGCTTCAATGTGCCAGATATTGACTGCCTCGTGTTCATGCGCCCCATGCGCAGCCCCGTGCTGTATGTACAGTGCATCGGGCGCGGGGTGCGGGTGACGGCTCCCGTGTACGGCATGGCTACGGCAGAGGAGCGCTTGGTGGCGATTGCAGCCAGCAACAAGCCAGACTGCCTAGTGCTGGACTTCGGCGGCGTGGTGGCCGAGCTTGGCCCTGTTGACCAGATTGAAGTGCGCAAGCGCCCAGCCACAGGCAAGGCAGCCGATGGCACGGAGCAGGTGGAGGCCAGCCCGTTTAAGCGCTGCCCTAGCTGTGGCGGGCTATGCGCCACGCAGGCGCGGTACTGTCTGTCCTGCGGCTATGCGTTCGCCACCGAAGGGCTGAACAAGAAAGCTGGCGACAAGGCAATTATCAGCACGGACGCCGAGCCAGAGGTTTACGATGTGTTCAGCATGAAGTGCGAACGTCATATCAAGCGCGATGATATTGACAACGACCTTGAAGGCAAGCCGCTTAAATCACCGCCCAGCTTAAAGGTGACGTACAACACTATAGGTGGTAGCTTTTACGAATATATCTGCTTTGAACACCATATCTACGAGCCTGGCGACCCCAAGAGGTTTGCCTGGGATAAGGCTGTCCAGTGGCATAAAGCGCGGATACCCGACCTAAAGCCGCCGATTAGCGTGCGGGAGGCGCTGGCCATGGGCTACCCCAGCAATGCGCCCAGCCATATCACGATACGGCGGGAGGGCAAATATGCCCGTGTGATTGGCTATGAATGGCGCAAAACTGCCACACCCCCACCGCCTAGCCATTTTGGGGATGAAATTCCTTTCTAACACCCCTTGACAGTGGGTTGTTTTGGGTTATATTAGGGCCAAGAGAAAGGAACAACAACATGAACAACCAACCGACCTACACTTGGGCTACTGCCCGCAACCAGCAGCCACGCCGCGATTACACCAGCTTTATTCTTGGCAACTTTGACCGCTTGACGCTGGCAGTTGTGGCTGCTGTAGCTGTAGCCGTCACGTTGATGAATTGGGGGGTGCTTTAATGGATTTCGGCAGTGACAACTACGCTCCCGTGCCAGATGTGCGCGAGGTTAAAGTGGTTGAGTATGAAATCGTTGACAGAGACGGCGCCGAATACCGCCAAGTTTACGAGAACGCTATTGCTTTGGCACAGAAACAAGCGGCTAAGATGGGCGGCATTGTGACAGTCACCGCCCTACGCGATGACGGCAGCA